TCCCGGCGCCAAGCGCGGCTGGGAGACACAGATCGGCATGTCGTTGAAGTGCCTCGTTGGTGAGGACAAGGACATGGAAGCACGCTTTACCACGACCTCGGTCGGCGGTAAGAAGGCCGTGCAGGCACTGGGCGTTGCCATCGCCACGCAAGTGGAGAAGGACCAGTCTAAGCCCGTGGCCATCGTGCGCCTAAAGAAGGACCACTACGTCCACAAGTCCTACGGCCGCATCTACACCCCGGTGTTTGAGATCGTGGAGTGGGCCAGCATGGACGGCGCTGCTGAAGCGCCAGTGGCTGAAGAAGCCGAGGCTGCACCAGCTGCTGGCCGTCGTCGTCGCGCAGCCTAAGTGAAATCGGGGCCGAAAGCGGATGCTGGCGATTATGTGGGTTCATCCACGACCAGACGCAGCGAGTAGGCCCCACCTATAAAGTAAAGTACAGTATGAAACACGTTATTGGATTGAGCGGCGGTAAAGACTCCACAGCGCTTGCGCTGCGTTTGATGGAAGTCGAGCCGCGTGAATACGAACTGATCTGCAACGCCACCGGCAACGAGTTGCCCGAGATGGTTGAGCACTGGGCCAAGCTGGAGCGTATGCTCGGCCTGCCCATCAAGAAAGTCGGCCACACAACTGATCTGTATGGCCTGATCGACCAAATGCAGATGCTGCCCAACTTCCGCGCCCGTTGGTGCACACGCATCCTGAAGATCGAACCCACCATCGAATACTTTGAAACGCTGCCCGAAGGGTCAGTGCTTTACGTTGGCCTGCGCGCTGATGAAGAAGCCCGCCGCGGCATCTACGGCGAAGACATGAAGATCCGCTTCCCGATGCGTGAGTGGGGCTGGAACGAAGCCGACGTGTGGAAGTACCTCGGCGAGCGCGGCGTAACGATTCCCCGCCGCACAGACTGCGCCGTGTGCCCTTACCAGCGTCTGGGTGAGTGGCGTGACCTCTGGCGAGACTACCCCGAAGAGTACGCCAAGGGCGTGGCGGTCGAGGAGAAGCTAGGCCACACGTTCCGGTCACCGCAGCGCGACAACTGGCCTGCCTCGCTCAAAGACCTGGCCGTCGAGTTTGAGAAAGGCCGCAAGATTCGCGGCGACGGTAACGCCCCAACTTGCCGGGTGTGCTCACTATGACAGTGCTCTGGCTTGACTTTGAAACCCGCAGCCGCTGTGACCTGAAGGCCAAAGGCGTCTACAACTACGCGCAGGACGCGAGCACCGAAGTGCTGTGCATGTCTTACGCCTTCGGTGATGGTGAGGTCGTCACTTGGTTGCCGGGCCAGCCGCTGCCTGACTTCACGGGTCACATGATCTACGCCCACAACGCCGCCTTCGAGCGGTTAATTTTTTGGTATGTCTTGCAGAAGAACTACCCCCTCGAATCTTTTTACTGCACCGCAGCGCAGGCCCGCGCCAACTGTGCGCCTGGCTCGCTGGAAGACGTCGGTCGCTTCGCTGGCGCTGACATGCGCAAGGACCACCGCGGCAGTCAACTGATCCGGCTGCTGTCGCTGCCGCAGGCCAACGGCCAGTTCCGTGAAGACGCCGCCCTGATGCAAGAGATGGTCGAGTACTGCGAGCAGGACGTACGGTCCATGCGCGCCATCAGCAAGGCCCTGCGGCCACTGTCTGATGATGAACTCAAGGACTACCACACCAACGAGCGCATCAACGACCGTGGCGTGCTGGTGGACGTGCCGCTGTGCCAAGCCGCGGTCAAGTACTCCGCTGACGAGACCGTCGAGATTCAGCAGATCGTGTCCGAGGTGACCGACGGCGTCATCACCAGCGTGCGCTCGCCTAAGATGCGCGAATGGGTGCTGGAGCGCGTCGGGCCAGAAGCCAAGAAACTGATGTGGACCGGCGAGAAGTATTCGATCGACAAGACTGTGCGGGCCAACCTGCTCGCGATGGAAGACCCCGATGAGATTCCGCCCCATGTTGCAGACGTCATCCAGTGCGCGGACGACCTCTGGGCGTCTTCGGTTGCGAAGTTCAACCGCTTGTCGAACCTCGCCGATGACGAGGATCACCGAGTCCGAGGCGCTTTCGTTTTTGCTGGAGGGGCTGCCACCGGCCGTGCGTCGAGCTACGGCGCGCAAGTTCATAACTTTACCCGCAAGTGCGCCAAAGAGCCTGATGAAGTACGCTACGCTATGGTGCGTGGCCACGCAATCACGCCAAGATTTGGTAAGCGCATTACAGATGTGCTCAAAGGGATGCTCCGCCCGGCGCTGATCGCCAAGCCCGGCCACGTCCTGATCGCCTACGACTGGTCGGCCATCGAGGGCCGTGTGCACCCGTGGCTGTCCAACTGCCCAGCAGGCGAAGCCAAGCTGGACGTGTTCCGCTCGGGCCTTGACCCGTACAAGGTCAACGCCGCCGCCACCTTTCGAGTGCCTTACGCCGACGTCGCTGGTGACCAGCGTCAGGTGGGCAAGGTGCAGGAGCTGGCCCTCGGGTTTCTGGGTGGCGCCGGAGCGTTTGAGGTCTTCGGCCGCGCCTACGGCATCCGGCTGTCACCAGGCGAAGTCCAGCGCGCTGTGGACGGCTGGCGCAGGGCCAACCCGTGGGCGCAGGCGCACGGCCAGCAGCTGGAGAACGCCTACCTGCGCGCCATGAGAAACAAAGGACATGAATTTAAAGCCGGGCGTGTTGTGTACTTGTTCGACGGCCAGACCCTCTGGTATGCTTTGCCCTCCGGTCGGGTGCTGTGCTACCCCAACGCCAAATTTGATGATGAAGGCAACGTGACGTACACCAAAGCAGCCTGGAAGCCCGCCGCCGACGCCAAGGAGTGGCCCCGCGCCCGTCTGTGGCGTGGTCTGGCTTGCGAGAACGTCACGCAAGCAGCAGCGCACGACATCCTGCGCCACTCACTGCGCCAGCTCGATGGCGTGGTCCTACACGTCCATGATGAGATCGTCGTCGAGTGCCCGGCTCACGAGGCCGAGGCAGTCGCCGCCCACATGCACCAGATCATGTGCACCCCGCCTGCATGGGCGGCTGGCCTGCCCTTGGCCGCTGAAGGCGTGACCACCACCCGATACTCGTAAAAAAGAAAACCCCGGCGGGTTAGGCCGGGGCTAAAGTTCCAACTAAAGGAGAAACCCGTGAAAGATTTCGTTGATCATCTTACCAGACTCGCCCCAGAGGGCGAAACTTTTTTGCTGGTACGTCAAAAGCCCCAACTGAGGGAAGGCGAGATGCAGTTCCACGCCAACGGTGCCATCAAGGCCACTTGGCCAGCCATGCTGCCCACGGCCAAGGTCAAGCCCGAGTGGGCCATCTACGGCAACACCGCGAGCTTCATCATCGACCGCTTCAAGGATGGCCACCCCGGCGCCAGCGCTGCCGCGTGTGAGTATGTGCTGGTGATGGTGCTGGACGACGTGGGCGACCCTGAGAAGGCCCCCAACATCCCGCCGCTTAAGCCGACGTGGAAGATCGAGACCAGCCCCGGCTCGTTTCAGTGGGGTTACGTGTTCAGCGAGCAGCCCACGAAGGCCGAGTTCAGCGCCGCCATTCGAGCGATCGCCGAGGCGGGCTACACCGACAAAGGCGCGATCAACGCAGTGCGCAATTTCCGTATCCCTGGCTCGATCAACCTGAAGCCCGGCCGCAACAACTTCGCCGCCCAGCTGCGCGAGTTCAAGCCCGAGCGTGATTTCACCCTTGAGCAGATCTGCGCCGCCCTGAACGTGACGCCTGGCGAAGCCGAGGACGCCTACCGCCCGATCCGTATCTCCGACGACGGCACTGACGACGTGATGGTGTGGCTGTCCGATAACGGCATGCTGCTGTCCAAGCCTAACCAAGAAGGCTGGGCCGGTGTCATCTGCCCCAACAGTGCCCAGCACACCGACGGCAACCCCGAGGGCCGCTACCTGCCGGCCAGCCGCGCTTACTGCTGCCTGCACTCGCACTGCACCGAGCTGGACTCGTCCGTGTTCCTGCAATGGGTAGCCGACAACGGTGGCCCCAAGCACACCCCCGGCCTGCGCGAGGAGCTGCTGGCCGCTGCGATGGAGTCAGCCCTCAGTAAGCTGGCCCCGACGCCCGAATACCCCGACGCCGCCGCCGCTATCGTGGCCGAGGTGGAGCGCAAGGAGTTGGGCCGCGTCGAGAAGGAAGGCTGGTACGAGCGCTTCGCCTACCTGCAAGACGATGATGCGTTTTTTGACTTGGCCGAGCGTCATGAAGTGTCGCGTCAGTCGTTTAACGCTATCTTCCGGCACATCAGTTGCAACTCCATACACGGCAAGCGCAGCAAGATTGAGGCCGCGACCTGCTTTGATGAAAACCGACAGGCCAAAGGCGCGCGCATCTTGAAGGGCGTCACCTACGCGGCAGGTGAGTCGATCCTCTGCGCTCGTGATGGCATCGTGTACGGTAACCGCTGGCGCGACGCCCGCCCTGCGGCCGTGGCGGGTAACGTCCAGCCGTGGCTGGCCCACCTTGAGCGCATGATCCCCGACAAGCGCGAGCGTGAGCACGTCCTTGACGTGATGGCCTTCAAGGTCCAATACCCCAACCGCAAGATCAACCACGCTGTCCTGCATGGCGGCAACCCTGGCAGCGGCAAAGACACCCTCTGGTCGCCGTTCTTCTGGGCCATCGGTGGCCCGTCCCTCAAAAACGTCTCCCTTGTCCGTAACGAGGAGATCACCTCCCAGTGGGGCTACGCCCTTGAGACTGAGGTGCTGGTCGTCAACGAGTTGCGCCAGTCCGAGGCCAAGGACCGCCGCGCCCTTGAGAACACCCTCAAGCCCCTGATCGCCGCGCCCCCTGAGTACCTGTCAGTGCAGCGCAAGGGCTTGGCCCCGTATGACTTGGTGAACCGTCTGCAAGTGATCGCGTTCTCCAACGAGCGGGTGGCCATCAACCTGCCCTCTGACGATCGCCGCTGGTTTGTCATCTGGTCAGACGCCCCCCGCATGACCGACAGCGAGGGCGCGGCCATTTGGGCTTGGCTTGAGTCTGGCGGCAAGTCGGCCGTGGCCGCCTGGTTGCACACCCGCAACGTGTCCGCGTTCAATCCTGGCGCCACGCCCTTCATGACCGAGGCCAAGGCCATCATGGTTGAGGCGGGGATGAGCGGCGCTGAGTCGTTCTTGGTGGACTTGATGCGCAACCGTCTAGGCGAGTTCTCCAAGGGGGTCGTTGGCGCGCCGTGGCACGCTCTGTGCGATCGCCTGCAAGGGTCGGTGCAAGGCAGCGTCAAGATCGTGCAGCCTGCCCTCCTGCACGCCCTCAAGGAGGCTGGATGGGTGGACATGGGGCGGCTCAAGTCGCGCCGCCATGACAACAAGAAGCACATCTTCTGCGCGCCTGACATGGCCGAGATGGGCAAATCAGAACTGAGGGACATGGTAGAGGCCGCGCCGCCCACCAGCGTGCGGCTCGTTAAATGAATAAGGGGCCGTGAGGCCCCTTTTTTATAGGTTGAACAGTACCGCCAGCAATGCGACGGCAAGGGCCGCTAGCGCGGCCGTCATGGGGTCAGCCTTTCCATGTCGGCCAACTGATCGCACAAGATTTCGTTTTCTTGAGTCAATTTCAAGTTGAGGGCCTCAAGGTCAACAATCCGCGCAAACAGTTTGGCGGCGTTTTCAAAGCCCTCGGCGTGGCAGAGCCGCTCGGCCTCGCTTGAGGGGATGCGCATAAAGTCGATTTGCATGGTGTTCTCCTTATCGTGCTGATGGGCCATAAAACTGGGCACGGTCAGCAGCGCTTAATCCGTGGTCGTCGTCACGGTCGCTGTCTGGATTGGTCAGGGTCAGGCAGTAGGCGCAAGGGTCGTCCATGACCTCGTAGACCTCGTCCAGACGCTCGCGCAGGTGCTGGGCTTGTTCCTTGGTGAACAGCCAGCCACCAGACGCGCCGTTGACCACCTCGGACGGGTTGTCCTCGGGATGGAACAGCCGCCCGAGCTGGTGCAACTGAAAGAAGAAGCCCTCAGCGTCTGCCTCGGTCGTGATGGGTGTGGTGTAAATGTCGCTCATGCTGCGCTCTTTGTTGCGTCATACAGACCGGCCATGTAAGCAGACATGAGCGCGGCCAACTGTTTGGCGGTGATATGGCCGCAATCGAAAACGTCATTTACACCGCCCGCCTCGTTTGCCATACGGTGCAAGCAATAGCCGCCATATGAGCCTGAGATGTGATAGCTGCCCACGTTGGCGCGGTACTTACCATCAACCATGCAGGACGATTCGACGGGTGAGTTGGTCATGCTGTTAAGGGTGGCGACTTTGGCGTCAAGAAAAGCGCGGGTGATTCGTTGTGTCATTACTTTACTTTCGTGGATAGTGGCGAAGATGCGCACCCCAAAGCCCTCAACGGGCTTTAGGCTGGGTTATCAGGCTTTGGACTTCATGTTGAGGTCGAATGTGTCGTACCCTGCACACTCGAGCCACTCACGAGCCAAACGAGTGTCGAGGGCTATGCGGTGGATCTGGCAACCATCGTAAAACGCAGGGTGTGTATTTTTGCGCCACAGGGTTTCGATGCCCTTTACAGTGCTGACACGAAACTGCCAGTTTGGCGCCTGAGGGGTTACGTCTGACCATTTGTCGGTAGCGTGAGGGATGTTGTCGAATGTGAACATGGTGAGATCCTTACAGGGTTACGGGTTACAGGAAAAGAGCATCGAGGCCATGCAGCACGAGTGCGCACAAGGCGAGGCCGATCAGCACGGCGGTGAGGATGTCGAGGATGGTGTCGCGTGTCATGGTTTAGCCCCTGATGAAGTCATGAATGAAGATCTCCAAGATGTGAACTCGTTCGAGTTCGTCAAAGTCGCCGTTACGGTCATTCCAAGTAATGGCCGCGCGCAGTTCTTCAGTAGGCGCTTGGTAAATTGTCCAAGCCTCATCAGGTACGCCGTGGAACAGGCGGATTAATTGGCCTTCTTTAAAGTCATAAGAAATATGGTTCATGGTGTGTGCTCCTTAAATTTAACGTGGAAGTGGCAAGTCACGAGCGCAAAGTGCGTCGTCAATTTGGAACAGCGCCGCGTCAACAGCGTCAAGAGCCGCGTCAACATCAGCGCCAGTGTCATGTTGCGCCATCAATTGGCGGCGCTCATTTTCGGCGCTCAGATATGCGGCGCTTAGTTGGTTGTCGGTCATATCGGTGAAGTTCATGGTGTTGCTCCTTACAGTGCTGGCAAGTCGCAGATCAGGCCATCAGGCCCATGAAGCTGCACTTTGTTTTTGTTGGTGAAGCTGCGGCACCACACGGGGCGCTGCAAGTATTTGGCGAAGTCGAGCATCACGCGATCAGCAGTATGACCACGGGTCAAGATCCGCTGGTGAGTGCCGTTCACGTCATCGTTGTGCCATACGATCACGGCGAATTGATCAGTTTGCATGGTGGTTCCTTTAGTTGGGGCCGAAGCCCCGTTTTGGTTATCGTGTGAGCCAGAGCGCGATCGCGAACAACACGCACGCACCAAGAACAGAGATCAGCACGTTACCGACCAGATCTTCAATGCGCGCCGTCTTGGCGCGCTGTGCGCGTGCTAATTCGATCAGCTGATACAGTTCTTGACGCTGGGCTTGAGTGGACTTCATACAGTACTCCTGTGGGTTGTTGATGTGTCTATTGTAAGGGATGTTTTTACACTTGCAAGGGTTGTCTGCAATACTTGACAAAATTATGTGGTTATTCGCCAGGCGACAGCGTTTTGATTTTTGTGGGTCTTGTGGGTGATGGTGTGGGTTGCGTTTTGTGGGTGCGTGACCCACAGCGCAAACGGCGCGGTGCAAGGGTTTGAGGGGCTTTGTGGATATTGTGGACAATCATTTATCTGAACCTTGAAAAATAACTAATATAAGTAATGGCTTATATATGCAAAGGGGGTACAGCGATTTCAACTGGGCGTCCAAATGGTCCACAGTGTCCACAACTCATCGCGCCCACAGCGCCGCGCATTTTGGCCGCGTGACCGTGTGGACAATGTGGACAACCTAAAAACAGATTGTCCACATTGTCCACAAATGGCATCTTATACAGTGGTGTATATGCGTACAGTAGTGTGCCCGGCTGCTGACTGCTGTGGACAGTCCGCATGGTCCACAAAGTTGGAAGGGGGAGGGGGCAGGGCCGAGCGGATGGGCCTAACGGTAGCGTAGCGTTCACGAACAATTTTTATTTTTTGATATAAGATGCACGCACGCATCCACGCGGCCATACATCTATGAGTTTCCATTCACTGCCACTTGTCATCAATGAAGTGCGCGCCACCGAGGCGGTGCTTAACCGCATCTACGACGCAGCCAAGCTCGGGTTGAAGGGCGACAACCTGGCGCTCGCAGCAGGCATGGTGCCCACCGCCTACCGGCAGTTGTGCGAGTTGGATAGAGTGGCGCAGCTGGCCGAACAAAAAGGCCGCGCCGACGGCGAGTTGCTCGCATCCAAACAGTTGCACAAAGCAGCCGAAGAGGGCGATGCCAAGGCCAGTCTGGCTATTCTGCAAAACGTCCACGGCTGGGTAGCCAAGCAGGCCATCACAGTCGATGTCAACCAACAGATCAGTATTCTTGGTGCACTGGCCGAAGCCGAGCGCCGAGCCGCAGACGTGGTGGATGTGACCGACGTCATCGCACACGAGCCCTCGTCTACGACCATGCCAGTGCTGCAAGCGCGACTGGCCCCACATAAACAAAGCGCCTGATGCAAACCACCATCTATTCGGCCGAAGACGAACAAGAGTTGATGGCCAGGCTCTGGTCGCCACAGTACAAGGACAACCCACTGGCGTTTGTGCTGTACACGTTCCCGTGGGGCGTCAAGGGCACGCCACTGGAACACTTCTCGGGGCCGCGCAAATGGCAGCGCGAGGTGCTCCAGCAGATCGGCGACCACATCAAAGCAAACCGGGGCAAGCTGGACTTCAACACCTTACGCCACGCGGTGAGTAGCGGGCGCGGTATCGGCAAGTCGGCCTTAGTGTCATGGATCGTGATCTGGATGCTGTCCACACGCATCGGCTCGACCACCATCGTGTCGGCCAACAGTGAGTCACAGCTGCGATCGATCACATGGGCCGAGATCACCAAGTGGCTGGCCATGTCCTTGAACAGCCATTGGTTTGAGGTGTCAGCCACTAGGCTCATGCCGGCCAAGTGGCTGACCGAGCTGGTCGAGCGTGACTTGAAAAAGGGCACACGTTACTGGGGCGTCGAGGGCCGGCTGTGGTCGGAAGAGAACCCAGACGCCTACGCGGGTGTGCACAACTTTGACGGTGTGATGGTAATCTTCGACGAGGCCAGCGGTATTGCGGACGCCATTTGGGCGGTGACTGCTGGTTTCTTTACAGAGAACACCCCGAACCGGTTCTGGTTGGCGTTCTCCAACCCACGGCGCAACACGGGGTACTTCTACGAGACCTTTCACAGCAAGCGCGAGTTCTGGCAGACGAAGGTGGTGGACGCCCGCACAGTCGAGGGCACCGACAAGCAGGTCTATCAGCAGATCATTGATGAATACGGACCGGACTCGTCGCAGGCGCACGTCGAAGTGTACGGCGAGTTCCCGAACGCTGGCGACGACCAGTTCATCTCCAGCCTGGTGGTGGACGACGCCATGAAGCGGCCCCAGTACAAAGACCCAAGCGCACCGATTGTGATCGGGGTAGACCCGGCGCGGTTCGGGGCAGACGCCACCGTGATCGCCGTGCGCCAAGGGCGGGACATCGCGCGCATCATCAGGCACCGGGGCGACGACACCATGACGGTGGTCGGGTACGTCATCGAGGCCATCGAAGAGTTCAAGCCGGCGATGGTGTTCATCGACGAGGGCGGGCTGGGCGCCGGCATCGTGGACCGGCTCAAAGAGCAGCGCTACAAGATCAAGGGCGTCAACTTCGGCTGGAAGTCACGCAACCCGGCCATGTACGGCAACATGAGGGCGCAGATCTGGGGCGACATGCGCGACTGGCTGAAGTCGGCCAGCATCCCAAACGACAGGTTCTTGAAAACTGACCTGATCTCGCCTATGATGAAGCCAGACTCCAAGGGGTCGATCTTCTTGGAGTCGAAAAAAGACATGAAAGCCCGTGGCTTGGCGTCACCCGACGCTGCCGACGCCATCGCGCTGACCTTCTCATACCCAGTTGCAAGCCGGGGTGAGTACAATAAACCCGAGCGCCGCGTCGTGTCAGAGCGCGGCGCGGTCTCAACCGGATGGATGGGGGCGTGATGGCAACGAAGAAAACTGTCTCTCTAAGCGTCAAAAAAGGCGAGAAGCTGCCGGTGTCCAAGGGCGCCGGCCTGACTGAGAAAGGCCGCCAGAAGTACAACGCAGCCACAGGGTCAAACCTGAAGGCGCCAGCACCGAATCCAAAAACCAAAGCAGATCAAGGGCGCAAAGATTCATTTTGCGCGAGAATGGGTGCCGTTGCGGCTAACGCCAAAGACGGTGAACGCGCCAAGGCGGCGCTCAAACGATGGAAGTGCTGATCATGGCTACAAAACCCGGACTCTATGCAAACATCAACGCCAAGCGCGAGCGTATCGCGGCTGGCTCTGGCGAGAAGATGCGCAAACCCGGCGCTGCTGGCGCACCCTCGGTCAAAGACTTCAAAGAGTCGGCCAAAACTGCCAAACCTGCCAAAAAGGCCAAGTGATGCCACTCGTCAAATCCAAGTCCCCAGAGGCATTTCGCAAGAACGTCAAGGCCGAAGTGTCTGCGGGTAAACCTGTGGCTCAAAGTGTGGCAATTGCGTATTCCGTCAAGCGGTAACCCTGCCAAAAAACCAACAATGAAGACCAAAAAATGAGCCTCCAAGCCCTGCAAGACTGCCTCC